TCGACGATGCGGCTGGGGTAAATGGCTCCTGCTCGGATGTGATCAAGGACTCGGTTTGCTTGCTCATGGTTCACGATCCCCTCCTGAGTTGCGACAGGCGCTCTCGGATGTGGTCAGGCATCGGTACAGCAGACCTTATGCGCTCCTGGTACTGCTCTGCCATCGTGACCTTCTTGACCGGCTCGGGTATCTCCGCACCGTCCCATCGTTGCTGGTTTAAGTACACCAGAGGGGCAGGGATAAAAGCACCGTTGCTGGTCAGCCACTGGTCGGTGGTTTTCATCCACTCAACATGCTTGATGATCTGGTCTGCACAATGCTCATACAGACCCTTTTTCCACTTCACTAGACATGCCGACTTAGCGCCCTTGCGAGGCGACTTCGGCCATGCTGCCCAGAATCTGTCAAACCCGCTTTCAAACATCGTTTTTCTCCAACCCTCCAGAAAGAGAACAGCGGCAGGCGGGAGGTTCGCTTTTCAGGATGGAGATCAGGCCATCCCTAGCCGTGTCCACAAAATCAATAGCAGTTCGTCGTGCAGTTTGATCCGTAGCAGCAAGTCGTGCAAGTAACTGTCCTGCCGTTAGCGTAGTAGGTATGCGTTGAACACGCAGCCCATGCGCCTGTTGTAATCAATGCAATCATCAGTGATGCTAGAACTCTTTTCATGATTAATCTCCAGTTAAGATAATTTCACCCAAAGACCCCCCTACCCCACAGAGTGTGAGGAAGGACGAGTTAGGTTCACCCCCCATTGAAGGGATCGTCATGCTACGGATTAAGACCGTATGCCCCAGGCTTGACGATTCGACCAGCCCACCGGATTGTTCGGGAACTGCCCCCTAGCCTTGCGGCATACCGGCTACCCTTTTCTTCCACGCCCTCAGGTTGAAGTCTTACTATCGTGTGGAGTACGGATGCCTAGGAGGAAACAAAAAAGCCGCTTACTACTGCTCCCGGTAGGAACCCTCTTTCGAGGGCAGGAGCATGAGTAAACGGCCTTTGCTTGTCGCTTCCTACGGCAACGAGCGCATTCTATCAGTCTTTTTTTTCGTCTGTCAAGAACCAATCAGGCTTAAGCACCATCAGTTGATACAGACGACCAGAAGGCATGAAAGCGCCCCACTGGTTCACAGCACCCCTGGTGATGCCAAGAATCCGGGCCAGGTTTGCCTGGTTCCCAGCTCTCTTTACAGCCTCTTCTTTGGTCATCTGTTTATTTTACTACACATTGTTTAGGTAGCTGTTGGGGTTTCTACTGATTCATGTTGTCTAGGTTGCTATACAATGGGATAGATGAGAGGCAAAGGAACACCCTACTACGGCAAGCTGATGACCGAGACATTGCCCCACGAGGTCAAGGCCATCTGGTACAGCCGTGATGCTGAGTTGCCAGAGCTACCCAGGCATGGGTGGTCATGGGAGCATCAGACCGACACAGAGGCCATTGAGAAGCACGATCTGGTGATCAAGCTGCTGGAGGCCATCCCGCTGACCGAGCGCGAGGATTTAGTGGTGCGGCTTGTGGTGCTGGAGAACGAGACTTTCCAAGATGTTGGCAAGCAGTTGGACTGCACTACCGAACGGGCGCGGCAGATCTACATGAAAGCCATGCGAAAGCTCAGGACACGCCAGAAGGCAGTTACCGGCTTCGAGGTTTGGCAGTACGAGTGCGAGGTCACCACTTGGAGAGGATGGCGCTACATCCAGAAGAATCGACCATGAGCCTTTCAAATCATCAGATCTTCATGCTCAAGCACTTTGCTCTTGGGTGGAAGTTCAAGCTGAAAAACGACAAGCCTGGAAGCTGGAACACCTACTGGTCACTCAGGAGGCGCAAGCTGATTGACTCTGGCAGCGTGGTGACGAAGCTCGGCCATGAAGTGCTTGCCAAAGAACTGAAGCTCCAAGAGAAACGCAAAACATAGGGTAAGTCCCTATAAAAAGATCTTGTGGATTGTTTAGAGAACTGTACAATCCAGTCCCATGCCCTGACATCCCGTCGGGGTCTTTTTAGGAGAAGATGATGAGTGTAGAGAAGCTGCTCAAGACGAACGTCAATGAGCATACAGAGAAGAAGTCAAATCTGACTTACCTGTCCTGGGCTTGGGCCTGGCAAGAAGCCCTCAAAGCTGATCCAGCAGCCACCTTCAAGGTGGAAACCTTCAAGCGCGATCAGTACACAGAAGAACCCTTCATGACGCTCCCAGGCGGGACGGCTATGGTATGGGTCACGGTGACGATCTTTGGCAAGCCAATGACCTGCCAGCTACCCGTCATGGATCATCGGAACAAAGCTATCCCAAACCCGGATGCCTTCGCGGTCAATACAGCCATTATGCGCTGCATGACCAAGGCATTGGGTCTGCATGGCCTCGGTCTGTACATCTATGCCGGAGAAGACCTGCCAGAAGGTGAGAAATCTCCTACAGAAGATGAAGATGAGGCGTTTGAGGCTCAACACATCGAGTCGCTCAGGGATGCCTCTCTGAGTGGCATAGAAGCGCTCCAGGAGGCTTTTAAGGCCATTCCAACATCACCGGCTAAGTCTCGGTTCTGGGTCAAGCACCAAGCCTCCCTGAAGGCCGCAGCAGGAGCAGCAAAATGAAGCTCAAAACACTGATTGAGGCCCAAGAAGTGATTGACCGTCTGCTTGCCATGCACCTAGAGGCAGTCCTGAAGCACCCTAATTTTGTACAGATGATGAACGACGCAAAGGAAGACCGAGGTAGGGCATACATGGCGTCGTTTGACCTGCGAATGTCTATTTCGCCCATGCTAAACCAAAAGGTGGAAATCCATGACTAAAGACACAGGAGGGCCAGCGTTTCCCGTTCAAAGCTACGTTAACGCCGATGGCGAAACATTTGAGAGCGAGCCGCAAGGCATGACGCTGCGAGATTACTTTGCGGCCAAGGCGATGCAGCAAACGATGGTCGAGTTTGATGATGCATGGTCACATCACGCTTATGAGACGGAAGAATTTTTGCAGTGGGCAGCTGAGCGCTCTTACGCAATGGCAGACGCCATGCTGAAAGTGAGGGATAAATGACTGAACAGCGATCGCCCGAATGGTTTGCCGAGCGTTTGGGTAAAGTCACGGCCAGCAGTTTGCACAAGGTCATGTCTAAGACCAAGACCGGCTACTCGGAGCATCGCGCCAACTACATGACGCAGTTGCTGCTGGAGCGCATGACAGGCCAGAAGGTAGAGGGCTACACCAATGCAGCGCTTCAGTGGGGCATTGATCAGGAACCCAACGCCAGAGCCGCATACGAGGCCCATAGAGGCGTTTTAGTCGAGGAGGTGGGGTTTATCCATCACCCAACGATTGCGATGTCTGGAGCCTCTCCTGATGGTCTGGTTGAAGACGGCATGGTCGAGATCAAGTGCCCAGAGTCTAAGACGGCTTTGGAATGCTGGCTGTCTAAGAATCCTGTTGAGGGCAAGTACTTTGCCCAAATGCAGTGGCAGATGCGCTGTGCCGACCGGCCCTGGTGTGATTATGTGGTCTATGACCCCAGGATGCCCACAAAAGCTCAACTGTTTATCCACAGGGTCAAGAGAGATGACAAGTGGATTGGAGTTGCAGAGCAGGAAGTGATCAAGTTCCTGGCTGAGTTAGAAGAGAAAGTTCAATCCCTGAAACAAATCATTGGAGAGTAAGAATGTCGAAAGTCCTTAAAGAAATCAACACCATCGTCGGCGAGTACAAGAACGCCGCTGGAGAGGTCAAGAAACGCTATCTGCGGATCGGCTCGATCATCGAGACACGCAATGGCGCAATGCTCAAGCTGGACACCATTCCTCTCAAAGAGGGCGGCTGGGACGGCTGGGCTTACATCAATGACCCCAAGAAGACTGACGAGGCTCCACGGGGCAAGAAGTCTGGGTTCGATGACATGGATTCTGACGTGCCCTTCTAGTCATGAACTACGCCAACATTGAAAAGTCTGACCGACTTGCCCGTGTTGCCGAACTGTTGTCCCAGGGTGGTGAGTTCACCACTCTGGACATCATCAAGCAAGCCAATGTCTGCGCCGTCAACTCAATCATCTCGGAGTTGCGTCAAAACGGTTACGGCATTTCCTGCCAGCGCAGGGGTTCAAAATGGTACTACAAACTGGAGAAATCATGACCAATCAGATCAAAATTAAAGACGGAATATCAAACGTTTTCGTGTCATTGTTGCAAAACAAAATTTTGCTATCTATCTATGCTCACAATGGCTCCATGAGCGTCCATGTTACGAAAGATGAGGCCAAACAGATCATTGATGCACTTGAAATAACTCAAAATCAGATCCATGAACAACCCGTTTGACTTGGAAAACTATAAGCCACAGATTGATATGCGCGATCAGGAAAGAGCAAGACGAAGTGCATATCAGTCAAGCCGCATCGTTAACGAAAAGCGCAAGGCTGGCATAGAACCAAGTGCATCTTACGGTGCAAGTTATGGTGGCGTACCGCAAAACTACGCCACAGAGATGCCCGTGATGCCGATGCACAAACGCAGCGTACAGAGGAAGGAGAAAAAGAAATGACTGACATCAAACTGCTTGCTTTGCTGATCGACTACCAAAAAGCCAATCTTGCTATGTCAACTCTTATGCTTTGGGCGGTAGAAGATTTTGCGCGTGGCCGCCAGCAGCATTCATGGAATTGGCTAATTGATTGGTGCGTAGCTAAAGATGAGCGCGAAGAACTATGGGAGCGGTTTAAGCACGACTACCCACGAGCGATCATGTTGAAGGAAGGGCGTAATGTATGGCTGAACGTGAATTGATGCAGCAGGCGTTGGAGGCGCTGGAATGGAACCTGCCTGTAATTGAAGATTACGGCGACAAGGAACAGTTAAACAGGCAACACAGAGCCATCACCGCCCTCCGCACCGCCCTCCGAACCGTTATCGCAGCGGCTGAGAAGCAGGAGCCGGTGGCGTGGACTGAACGTGAGAAGGAACTGATCGACGGCATGATTGAGGTGCAGCTTGACCACGCCCGACGCTGCGACAACATTGCAAACCGAACGATGGCCGAGAAGCAAAAGAACTGGGACATGGAGCGTGTGACGCTGCTGCAAAAGATCAAAGCCACCCCACCCGCAGCACAGCGCCAGTGGGTTGGGCTGACGGATGAAGAATTTGATTGGCTTGTACCGTACTGCGGTAATGAATTTGATTTGAAAGACTACAAAGACTTTGCCCGCGATATCGAAGCCAAACTAAAGGAGAAGAACGCGCCATGAGCAAACTCAAAACCCTGACCATCCCTGACCACCACAAGGTGCAGGCCAAGGCAGTGCTGATGGAAGCTGCTGACGAGCAGCCTGACAGCGTGATCGTGATGTGCTTCTGGAAAGACAGAGGTCAGTTCAAGATCAAGACATCGACAGTACCAGACCGGCTCATGCTGATCGGCGCGCTGGAGGAAGCCAAGAACAAAATCATCACGGACGGGTATGCAAAATGAGAACACACAAAGACAAGCTACAAGCGTTGCTGCACTACTTTGAACTCAACATTGAGATCACCGCCCACCGCCTACGGGCAGAATGGTTTTACGACAACGACGACGACAGAACGAGCTGGGAATATCTGTTCCGCTGGGCCAAGGCCAAGGACGAGCGAGCAAAGATGTGGAAATGGTTTCAGGACGAGTACCCAGATGCCGTGATGCTCAAGGAGGGCTACTATGAAACATACAAATGACATCATCGCCGCCCAGCACTTTGAGGGCGAGCTTTACATCAAAGCCTCTGACCACCACCGGATTGTCCGGGACAAAGTCGCAGCCGAGCGCGAGGCGTGTGCGAAGTATTTTGACGGGCATTGGCGCGAAACATGGACGGACGAACAGATTGCTGAGGCCATCCGAGCAAGGGGGCAAGAATGAAACGCGATCTGTACGACTTCACCACACCACCAGACACACCCAAGGAAGCACACACAACCCTGTATTACTTCCCGCACCAGCAGAAAAGTAGCGTGGGCCTTCCGTCCCGATCACCTGCGCTCAACGACCTGCCTTGCATGGCAGCACACTACGACTTGGGCGGCAACCTGCTGTTTACACGGTTCATCTTTAAGGATGGTACGTGGAGGGATGAGAAATGAACAAGCCACTTACACGAGAAGAATGGCTGACGTACTTGGAC